GTTGCAAGCGCATCTATAAGTGCTTTTGCCTCACCCTGTCCGGATGGGAACTCAATTTTTTCAAACTCCGTTGTGCCGGTATAAAAAATGCATTCCTTCAAAGCTGTATCCGAAAGCTTTTCACGCACTGTTACTGCGAAATCCTTTTCACCCGGATACTTTGCTGTGATAGTAAGTGCATCTGTTCCATCTGTGTCTTTTAAACTGATTGTTCCCTGCGTTCCTCCATTACCAACACGGCAGGCAACGATTGTCTTTGCGCCACCGGCAATTGCTTCCTTCATTGCATCCGTAGTAAGTCCGGTGCCGAAAACCTTCTCATAACCGTCCTCGGCACTTATTTCAATCGCTGTGTTCAGCGGTCCGAAGTCAGCTTTGAATATTACGATTGTTACACCGTTCATGATTCCGGATGCCGCATTATTTCCTTTCTTCTGGATATTAAAGTAAGCACCCGGCCGTATCTTTGTTTCTCCTAAAATAAATGTTCCAGCCATTTACTTGACCTCCTTCTTTAAAAATTTGCTCACAATCTCCTGTGCTTCGGAAACTGTGATATTTTCTTTGTTTGCAGCTCTAAGTGCTGCCGCTGCGCACTCCGGCATTGTATTAAAGAGCTTTCCGGCATTGGCAACCAGTTCCTTAACTGAATAAGCAGATTCCTGCTTTATCCTTTTTGCTCCTGTCGGATTGACCACTGCTTCCTGCTTTTCGTCAGTTTTACTTGAAGCAGTTTCCTTTGTGACTGTATCTTTTGCCATCTTCTTACCTCCTTACTTGTATTTAACGTGAGTTTGCATCAACTTATGAGGTTTTGCTTTATACCTCAACAGACCAAAATGACCTGTTACGAAAATCTGTCCTTCTTTCAAGTAGTCAGATTTGTAATTTGCCTGCAGGCGTTTAATGAACATAGGAGAATAATCCAACATGATAATCTCTCCGTCCACCGATAAACTGTTTGCAATCGCAGATGCCATTTTCAGCCTTGTTTCTCCGTCCGGGCATAAAATATGGATGGCAATCTTACCATCCATCCATGCGACTGTATTTGTTTCTATTCCTTTCTCAACAGATTCCAGACGGCAGTATAAAACCGGCGCTTTCGCATCGGCTACCCTAAATGAATCCATATTATCCAGCCCCATAACAAAGGCTTCAGGAAACTTATCTTTGATATATCTGTTCAGAGCTACAACTGGATCTGGGTCTGTTGTCTCTTGACTTGGATATTCCAAAATATCAAAGCGAATTTCAGAACCTATAACCCTTGTGTTCGCTCCACTTTCACGAATTGGTATTTCAAAACCATCTGTTCTTGACCATGCAAAGCAATACGGTGAACTATTTTCTGGATTGATGATAAGGTCTTTCAGGCATTCCCTTATCAATGGCTCAATTTTTTCAGGCTCCGTTCCAGCTTCATCACATAGCAAGCTAATCTCCATCGTTCCTGCACTCTTACGCTCCTGATTTACTTGCATGTCAATCCCGTAAACAATTCTTGGGTATTGTGTCTTTCCGCTCCATCCTTTTTGACGGTCATCTGGAGCAATCTGATAGAATATTGCAGGCTTTCTGGAATACAAAGCCATCTGTTCTGTAATTGGCTTATGTTTTGAAAACCACTTATAAATCAATTCTTCAAGATTCATCACCACCACCGCTTTCAACTATAAATTCACTTACTGTCGTCAGGTCTTCAGACCATCTCACTTCCCATTCTCCTGCTGTCACTTCGCTTACTGGCAGAAAGAAATGGTTTGTGACATTTCCAATTCCTGGGTGGTATTGGATTGTTATTTCAGTATCTTTCACAGCAGTAACAAATCCCCCTTTACCTTCAGCCCATGTTCTATGCTTTGCATACATAAGACAGCCTTTTTTTATCAGCGTGATATCAAATATCTTAGATACCGTATCAATAACCAATGACATTTGCACACCTCCTAACCGTATGGTTCACTATAAATAGCTTCTATTTCCGGAGTTGCCTTTTCTATTATCTTATCCTTGTATGGCCTCGCAGCCATATGAGGTGCTCCATCTTCAAGGTATCCGGAATAATTTTGATTGCTTTGTAGCTCTGCCGTTATCTTCACTTCATTTCCAGAAGTGATTCCTCCCTTGACCGCTCCATTCCAGTTAAGCCTTAATGCACCTGTTCTTCTGGCTGGCGGCTCTCCGGGAGCGGATGCTCTGTAAGTTGCTCTACTGAATGGTTTCTTATATACCTTCCCGCTTCTGCTTCCTTTTAGCACATCCAGTTCTGCATTCCTGATGGCATTGACTGCTCTGGTTCCTCTGGAAACAACTTGGTTCCCGACATTTTGAACCACCCTGTCAACTGCAATATGCAAGGCGGTACCTATTTCACTTGTACTGCTCATTTCACATCCATCCTTTCCTCTACATAGTAGATTGTGCATATGCCAAGGCTTCCGGATTCGTCAGCACCTTTAACCAGGAATATACGATTTCCGAGAACCAGCTTATCTTCTGCTTTTGCTTTCTGCGGTCCGTCTTGTACAATTGTGTGAGTAATTGGATGCTGAAGTTGTTCCCAACGCATTTTCTGTCTATAGTCTGCCAATGCCAATGCGCCTTTCAGCATCCTTTTCCCTGAATCATCATAGCTTGTTTTCGGTCTGCCGTTCGTACCAATGTCTGCAGTATTCTCTTCAATGATGAAATCCTTATACAGATTGCCCGGTCTAAGGTACATAAAATTCCTCATTCAATCTTCACCTCCTTATTTTCCATCATCCCGACATAAAAATACGGTGGTTTATCATTGCCTTTAGAATCCGTTCCGTAATCTGGAACAGTAATGGAACCACTTACAACCTCTGCTTTCAGCTTTTCATAATCCTCACGCCACAACTTAGCACGTCCACCGAGCGAAAATGATAATGGTCCTTCCTTTGTATCCGGTTCATATGCAAATCTTCGGCATAAGCTTTCCAGCATGGCTAACTTTGCCTTCTTCCACCTTTTCGGATACATCCCGATAACAGTCATTATTTCTTCATCAGTAAGGGCAGAGGTGTCAGCTCCACCCTCAACCATTGTATCCCCCAGCTCAAACCGCATCCGGTCCTTTCCATATTCCGCAATCCTTGCAGGATCATACGTATAGGTTTTTGCCATCAGACATCACCTGTGCTTTCTCCTTCTGTTATGGTGTCAACATTGTCTTCCTGCTTCTGGTCTTCCTGCTTCTGGTTTTCCTCATTTTCATCTGGCACTTCATTATTTCCATGCAGTTTTGCATTTCTTTCTTCTGCCGCTTTCTGGATACCTTTCCGGGAATCTATGGCGTTCAGCAAAATCAATGCATCTTCATCCTCCAAAACGGCAATATCCTTTGTAGCTTCTTCCACGGTTTTCTGCATGATAGTAAAGACAATTACTACAGTCTCAGAACTCGTGGTAAGCTCTAGGTTGCCTTTTTCAGTGACAATAGGTATTGTAAGTTGGATTTCTCCATTTTGTGCCTGAATGGGCTGAATAGGTTCTGCGGATTCCAAAATCAGTCCATTATCTATTTCAGTAATGTAGTTACTGCGGACTAATGCCGATGCCCTTTTCGGTAAAACAAAACCGTCTGGGATAACTTCTCCATATGAGAAGCTATGCCCAGACAGCGTAATAGGCTTTTTGCAAACAAACTCACTCATACGCTACCTCCTATACGCAATTTTTCATATAGCAAGCAAGGTCATCAGCAGTCTTTTTCATGTCTGTTGACATTAAGCCTTCGATGAACTCCGTGTGGGTTCCCGGCTCTCCTTCAAACTGGTCCGTTGCTGTCCATGAACCGTTTCCTAACATATCCCATGTGAAGATGTACCCTGCAGAAGGTTCATCAATGGCAGGTGAAGATGTCGTATAAGTAAGCAATGCTCCTGTGCTGTCACAAATAAACTGCATATCATCTTCTTGCCCAGGTTCAGCTATGTTATATGTACTTTCCAAAACGCATATTTCTTCCATCTGCAATACCTGTGCCAGTACCTGCCTGGTAACGATTGCCGGATTTGCTGTAGAACCAGTGTATTTAACACGTTCCAGAATATCCGGATGCTCTGTCAGTGCGATATATGAATCGTAGCCAAGAGACAGCTTATTCGGTTCCCTGCGTCCATTCAGTTTAATCTCTCTACGTCTTTCATTAAAAAAATGAACCGGGTCGAAATTAGCATCATTGAATTTCAGAAACTGGCTTGTGCCGGGAATACCTGAATCAATACCCTTCAATTCGTTCTCCCATACTCCGCTTCTGAAGTAATTCTTTGCAAATGTTACATCAAGATGGAGATTCATCTGCTCTGTCGTGAATCTTACTTTAGAGCGTCTTGGGTCAATGGATGCCGGAGTATTGCTTCTCTGGTAATCCAGAGTGCCAATCTGGTCTATTCCTACAATAATCTGGTCTACTGCACACTTATACGTGTTGTCCGTATGCCCCATTACTGCTGGATTGACTTTGCCGTAAGCAGGTTTCCTCTGAACATTATCCCTTGCCAAATCACCTTTCAGGAACGTGTAATAGTAGCTAGTGCTTAACGTCACCGGACATATCGGGAAGATTCTTGTTGCTACCCAATCACCCGGATTTGCAAAGTATGCCATGCTCATGTTGCTTAAATATCTGTTCGGCTTCCAGCCCTTCATAATTCTGGCCTGGATATCGCCATTGTTTGTTGCCTGTCTGTCACCCATAATAATCCATCCTCCTTACGCTTTGTAGCCAGCTTTTACAAACTGCGCTCTTATGATAATTCCAGCTTCTTCCGCTGATGTCATTGCAATTGCTGAAATGAAATTCCCTGTGGCAGCCTTTACCGCATGACCGTTTGCATCTGCGGTAAGTTCATCACCAACTGCAATCTTTCCTCCTGCCACCCATGCACCTATATCCTTTATCTGGATTGTCACTTCGGTGCCTTTCTTAATGGTTTCATCCTCAGACAGCGGTATCACTCCGATAGCGTTCACTCCGGCAGTTGCTGCCACTATCTCTCCATTGATGATTTTCACTGCCTTACCCTGTGCCTTTTCAATATCTTCACCTGCTGTCAAAATAATCGTAGGGCTTTCATTGATTGTTGTTCCTAAATAAGTTGCCATGGTACTGTCTCCTCTCTATTCATTCTCATATTCATGAACTAATTGTGGATTCTGCTGGCAGGCAGTATCAATAGCTGCTGCCCGACTAAGTTCCGGCTTTGCTTGCTGGATTTCATCTGCCTTCTTTTCGATTTTCGCCCATGCTCCCAGTTCTGTTCCACCATAACCGCCGCTTTTTCCGATTTCAGAAAACATGCTAGACTTATTCACTGCTTCCACGGATGCATCAAGAATGGCAACCATGTTACCAAATGAATCCCCTCCGGCTATTTTCAGGTTCTTTAGTAAAGGAACCAGTTCTTCCGGCTTTTTACCTATGATTTCATATTTCTTGGCAATGTCGGTAAGTTCTTTTTCCTCCGCTTCATCCGCACGCTTTTTCAGCCTTTCCAGTTCCTCTTTTACTGCCGGATGCAGGCCTTTGTAAATATCTTCGGTTGCCGCATTTTCCGTAGCCACAGGTTGAGGTGTAGCGACCTGCGTTGATTTTGCCACAGGATTATCCTGTTCCTCTGTTCCTTCTCCTGTTTTCTCCCCTTCGCTATACCTCTTTTCAATATCTTCAAAGAAAGCTCTTTCAGCAGGAGTCATTTTACTCTTATCAACTTTACTCATATCCACTTCTTCTCCTTTCGATTCTCCTAAATCTTCTGATTCATCCGTTCCACTGCTTCCATTGCCTGATTCTGCTTTTGTTATCATATCCTGCAATCTTTCATGCACTGATTTCATATAGCTTATTTCAGCTTCCGTAACTGGCTCGGATGATTTCTGGATTACATTTGAGGTTTTGCCATCTGCCCACTGTTCTATGGAATTATTCATTACGGATGCAAACTCTTCCAGGCTGGTCTTCATAAGTTCCTCTGCTTTATCTCCGACTTCATCATCACAGATAATGGAGCATAGGGAAGACTGCAACGCATAACACAAATCCCACATTTCGTCAGTGATTCTCCTTCGTGTCACCTCATACATCTTTTCTCCAAATGTCTCAGCTTCATTTCCTTTTGCAATTTCCTCAATGGTGGCATCTATTTCTTCCTGCTTAAGCCCCACAGCTTTACCTATGGCTGAAATGAATCTTTTAAACATTCCTTCAGGCTTTACCCCTTCTGTTTCTGACTGGTCCGCCTGTTGTGAAGCCGGTATTCCGTCCTTGTTTTTATACAAAACCACGTTTGCATTTGGGTTAGCACCGGCATCCACGAAATCTACCTTCGTTACCTTTAAGTTCTTTAGCTTTGTCTTAGCCAATCCAATATCTCCTCCTTTCCTGAAATTTTATAAAACAAAAACACCCTTTCGGATGTATTCTGGATTATCATACTTATTCATCATCTTTATCTTTGCTTACGGAGCATAGGCACATAACCATAAGGCCGAAAAATGCTCCGATAAAAAATAAGCCAACACATAGCAGTACATTACCCATCTTCCTTCACCTCAATTCGTTCTGCCATTCCCTCTATGGAAAACATCTGGTATTCACCTGATTTCACTTTATCCCATACATCCGGGTCAGTAACCCTGAATCCAATCCACCAAGCTTCCGGCAATGTGCCTTCAGGGATTCCCATAACTACCATCTTTTCCTTTGTAAACATGATGCTTTCTATCAGGACAGCGCAACCGCCCCTTTCGTGCATTTCGCCACCTTCCCGGTATAGCTCAACAAACTGATAGGCGGCTTCTTCTAAAACCTCTGGGTCTACAATGTCTTCCTGAAGGTCTGTAACCTGTTTTCCATCTGCTGTAACTGCTACATTTGCCCAGCCGAATGCTAGCATTTTATCATCATCGGATTTGTGTATCTTGAAGCTGCCCTTAATTACATTTTCGGCTGGCTTGCTTCCACTTTCTCCTGCTTTAGTTACGGCTTTTCCTGTTTCTGTTACGTTTTTTTCTGTTTTGATAACAGAATCCGGTGGTTTTGTTACACATCCGGTTATCTCTCCAAAACTCTTCACTACATCACCGCCTTTCTACTCTGTAAATATAGGTGGAGAAATTTCAATGTACTGTACACCGCACGCACATTTTGGATGGGCTGGTGGGGTGCGCTTATGCGCAGCAAATAAAACTTTCCCTTTAAAGTCAAACTCTTCATCCATTTCAATCTGTACACCATCCAATGCCGCACAAACAGCGCATACACTTCCATCACCAGATGTACTCCAACGTTTTTCCATGACTCCAAGCAGATTCTGCGATTGTGCCTGTCGGACTCCTTCGTCAGCACCTTTGTTATATCCGAACGCCATTTCCGTCTGTGCTATATCAAAAGCTCTCTGCCTGTGCTGTCTTTCTGCATATTTAGTAGCCGCTTCCCTTGCTTTCTTCCGAATACTTTCTGGTTTCATCTTAGGATGCTCTTTTTTCAGCTTTGCCTTGATATTGTTGTAGTACCGCAAATTGGCTTCTGATTGCGACTTATTAAGCCCTATGCATGGACGTATTACTCTTGATAGTTCATCAACGGTGTATGTTCCATTAACATATTCAGAAAGAAATACTTTTATCGCTTCTTTCTGTTCTGCTGTTACTGCCGTAACAAATTGCGCTCCCCTTTCGTTTATCCATGACATAACGGACGGAGTGTTCAGGTCAAAGGCAAATGATGTGACTAACCTATCCATGACAGGCTGGCTGATTGAACCTGCCGCAAGAGACTGATTCCAAAGCGGATACATCCTCTCCGAAACCAATATTGAATAATCCTGTGCCCACAACCGAAGGGTTTCTTCTGACATATAACCGTCAATTATGGCTTGCCGAATCTCCTTGTAGGTGATTGCTTCTGTCTGGTCCTTCCAGAAATCAACAAGGAATTGCACCGGCTCGGCAATATTTTCATCCAGATATCCATTCAGCCTTTCAAGAACATCCAAACTGGCCTGTGTTTTCAGTTTCTTCTTTCCTGCCTTTTGCTTAAAGAGGAACGCCATATTAACCGCCCCTTCCTGACTGCTTCTTTGTTGATGTTTTACTCTGATTATTCTTATAGAGTTGTGCAGCATACTCCGCATTTTGGAACTTTTGTTCTCTTGTTGCTAAATCAATTTCCAATTCTCTTCCTAACCGCTTCTTTGCCGCTTGTATCTGTTTATCAGGTAATTCTTCGGGTTCTCCTTCTTTACCGCTACCAGGTGTCACTTGTGGTTCTGGGGGTTCATTCTGGTTTTGCTGCTGTCTTCTTAATTCTGATATTTCATGACTATTTTCTGTCCTGTCTGGAAGGTTAGCTGTCTGCCTTACAAAATCTTCTAATCCATCATCCGGTATCAAGACTCCTATCCCTGTCATATCCTTGATGTATGCCGCCAGCTTCTGAATATCCTCATGTTCGATATCTCCGTGTTCCAGAGTGGGGTAATCGGTAATCCCATCAAAATGCGAGCCGTTAATGTCAATCAATGTAGGGATTCCCTGGCTATTAAATGTCTCGCATATGATATCCAAGTATGCCCCTATCGCCATGGCAAAAAGCTCCGTCTTATCAGAACTTAGTGCAAAACTACCTACTTGCTGATGCCCAAGAAAAATAAAATCAGCCAGAACAGTCATGGCTATTCTGGTATCATATCTGTCAATAATTGCATTTGTATCAAACTGCCTGCTTCCACCAGTGCTTAATAACTCGAATACAAATCCATACGGTAGAACAACTCCTTCCGATTCATCCCTGCGTATTTTTTTAACCATAGCTTCCAAACCGGTTCTGATTCTTACAGTATCAGGGTCTTCCGTACTCCAAAGATCCATACCCTCAGGTCCGGTTATTACCGGCAGACCTGCCAAATCCCTTTCAATGCCGATTCCCTCAATCTCCTGTATCCTGCGCTTGAAATACCATGAACGATATGCATTCCTCAGGATACTCCGACCTTCCGGATTCCCTTTTCTGCTCTTTGTTCGGAACAGCATAGCCTTTTCTAGCGGTATAGTTATCAATCCATAATCCGGAGGCGGTAGCTGTGTCATTCCAGTAAGATTATCCTCATTATCGTACTCCCACTGATACAAGGTTTCCTGTGCCCGGATAGGCAGCTTTCTCCATCCTATCAACCCATCATTGTATTTGCTTTTAGTTTTGGGATTGCTCGTTTTGCCCATTCGTCTTTTGTACACTATTTCATGATAGGACCATCCAAATGTCAGAAAAGATAATACCTCACTAATGGTATCCGTCCATGTTTCTTGCATATCATTCCTGCATTGCTCCACAAACTCAGCAGCCTCCCTATCTTTTGGCGTGTCACCAGCAGGTTCTATATTCCAAGTCACCTGTCTTATCAACATTTCAATAGCAAAAATAATGGCTCCAATGGTATCATCATTTTCTGACATCTCCCTGTAAGTCTCTACGCCTTTTTTACCTCTTAATTCCCGAAGGAATTCTTCGTAAAACGTTCCACCGTATCGGTTCTGGCCTATACGCCCGACTTCATCCATGCTTGCCATCCTTATCACCTCCAATAGCTTTCTTTATTAAGTCCTCCTTCGGATGGGGGTGAACTTACTGTTGGCTTATCCATCAAATATAAAATGCCTTGTACCGAGGCATCTATCGTGTCTTTATACTTTCCATTCGGAAAACTAATTAAGTCTTCAATGAAATCGTGTACCCACGAAACACCTTCTGGAAACCATATGTTACCGGCTTCATAATATGGCGTGACAGATAATGCCCTTTCTTCCTTGCTTCCAACTGGCTCAAAAGGCACAATGCCAGGTATTTCTTTTCTCAATAGACTAATCAGAGCCGGACCGTTGGCTTTGTTCTCAACCACTTTTGCCCTTGCCTTAGGATGCTTTGCTGTCATATTTTTTATGGCCGTTATATTTTCCGTAAACTCCATCTTGTCATTCACGCAATCTATAAAATAGATATCAGCACCTCTTCTTCCCATGACAAAACCTGCACACTTAGCAGAATCTAAGCTCTTGACGAACGGTAAATCCCAGCTTTGTATTATCATGTTCATGCGTGGAAGAGCCTTATATCTGTTATTCATCCACTCACGTTTAAATATAGAACCACCTGCCGGAGTTGGTGACTGCTGATATAGAGAAGACCATGCATAAGTGCCAACACGTTCCTTTGTTCCTGCCGCCCATTCTTTATCATAACCAGCTTCGGGCCACAGAGCCTCTTCTTCCTGCCTTTGAAGCAAATCCTTATCTGGTTCTTCGCATATGCAAGGCAAGGATAGAATTTCCCAATCTTCCACTTTTCCGTATTCTGGATTTAGAAGTCTGCCGGCAAAATCATCCTCATGCCATCGGGTTAATATAATAACCACTGCGGCTCCTGCTTGCATACGTGTGGAGATTGTTG